GCAAGATGCTTCTAGGAAAGTACCCCGAGAGAAAACAATACTTAAATGTAGAGAAGAATTGCTTGGAGTGCGACAAGATGATGATGGGTTTGGATGAAGTCGGAAAGAAAACTAAATCAGCTTTTAACAAAGAGAAGTGGCTACCAATAGCAAGAGATATGCCATTTCTTGTGAGCCATTATTGCTGTGATGTAATGAAGAAAAGACCTATACATAAGTATGAAAAGTCTTCATCAATGTACGGATATATCGGAACGCTGACTAGCGAAAGTAGACTCAGAAAACAAGCATGGCTAAAGCATGGCTGTAATGCTTTTGATGGTTCAAAAATTTCATCTCAGCCATTATCGTTTTGGACTGAACAGGATATACTTGAATATATTCAGCGATATAATCTTGAAATATGTTCTGTGTATGGAAATGTTGTTGAGAAGTATGGGGAGTTAAGATTAACAGGTGTACAACGTACTGGCTGTATATACTGTGGTTTTGGGTGTCATTTAGATAAAGAAAGCAGATATTTAAAACTCAAAGAAACACATCCTGACAAATATAATTATTGTATCAATGGTGGTCAATGGATTGACAATCCTTTTTATGTACCTGGTTTGTCTCTTGAACCTGATGAATGGGGTTGGATTAATTGGAATCCCAAGCAGATATGGTCGCCTAGTAAAGATGGTTTGGGACTAGGCAGAGTGTTTGATATGATAAATGAGGTCTATGGAGAGAATTTTATTGTGTATAAGTAGAGGTGATTATTAACCATGCTAGTACCAGCAATCGCAAAAAAGGCAGAACTTGAACAATTATTTGCAAAACATATTTATGACGAAGATATGTTTCTTTATAATGGTTATCCATACTGCAATACAATACCCGATTTAACTCCTGCGGAGGGAATTTATAAATGGGCTATTGTAGAAAAGGCTGTGTATGGAGATGATAAAGTTGTAGGATACTTTACCTATTATATAAACAACCATTGTGAAAGTGTACAGAACTTTGGGCTGTATTCTTTCGATAGAGGAAATCCTGTTATCGGTATTGATGTTTACAAGAAAATGAAAGGATTGATTAAAAAATATCGTAGAGTAGAATGGAGAATGATAGGTGGCAATCCTGTTGAAAAACATTACGATAAATTATGTAAACATTTTAAGGGTCATAAAGTAACTTTATGCGATGTTGTTAAAGACAATAAAGGTATGTATCATAATGAGCATATTTATGAGATAGTAACAAGGTAACAAAAAGAAAGGGATTGATAATATGAGAAAAATATTTGATAAGATAGAAGAATGGATAGAAGCTATAATAGATTTTATAAAGTATAAGCATTATTAATTTAGGAGGATATGAATATGGCAATAACAGTATTTCGTGGTGATAAGGTAATTCTTACGAAGTCTTTTGGTAAGATGCAGAACATAGGCAATATGTATGAGGTTGCAGATTTTACAAGTACAAATATAGTCCTAAGAGATTGTGCAACAAAGGTTGCAGCTTGTGCAGTTAGTGTTACTGATTTTTCAAATTATTTCGATAAGGCAGAAAATGCTATAGGTAAATGGACTCATTGGCATCCTGTCATTGATGGCTTGGGTGATGTAGTTTGTTTTTATAGAACTAATTTTAAGAAAATTGAGGTAAGAATATTCACTTCTGATAAGTTTTATGTAACAGCAAAAGCAACTTGTTGTAAAAACGATAACTTTAATATGGGGTTTGGGATTCATTTAGCATACCTCCGAGCTATTAAGAAACAGTGCGAGATTGAAAAAAATAAATATGAAAATAAGATTGTCGAACCCAATGAAGAATATGAAAAAAAGATTGCTGAACTCAATGAAGAAATCGGAAATGTTAAAAACAATATAGAAAAGATGTGTAGAGAATAAATGAGTGCAATAGTTAAGATAACCAAACATCTAAACCTTGATAATGCTGCTACTACAGCGGTACATCCTAGAGTATATAGAGCTATGCAACCTTATTTTTTAGGGCATTATTACAACCCATCTAGCCTTTATTCAAAGGCTAGGGAAATAAGAGGCGATATTATTAGAGCAAGAACTAAAATTGCAGACTTTATTAATGCTGATAGTAGTGAGATTTATTTTACAAGTGGAGGTTCTGAATCAAATTGTTGGGCTATACAGGGATTTGCAAAGGCGCATGATAGCGTTCCTACAGTAGTTATAAAAAGTGCAATTGAACATCATTCAATCAATGCTTGTTGTGAAGCAGAAAGTCAGATACATAATATTATCGATGAAACTATACCAGTTGACAGTAAAGGGTTTATAGATATTACAGCTTTAGAAAACAAGATAGTTTCTTGGCAAGACCAAACTCAAAATACACTTCCAATACTTGTTACTATTCAGTTGGCTAATAATGAAATAGGAACTATTCAAGACATAAAAACAATAGCTGATATAGTACATCGGCATAATGCTATTCTCCATTGTGATGCTACTCAGGCTTTTGGACATATACCGATTGACGTTAAAGACCTTGGTATTGATATGATGACTGCAAGTGGACATAAGATTCAAGCTCCAAAAGGCATTGGCTTTCTCTATGTAAAGAATGGTATAGAAATTAAGCCTTTAATTTATGGTACTCAGGAGAATGGTATGCGTGGTGGTACAGAAAATGTACCTTATATTATAGGTCTTGCAGAAGCAGTTAAACTTCGTAAAGCTGAAATGCAAACTAATTATACTAATCAGTTAAAAGTAAGAAACTATTTATGGCAGCAGTTAAGAGATAGATTTGGTTGTACATTAAATGGTTCTGAGAATAATCGACTTGCTAATAATATTAATGTCACATTCCCACAAAATATAACAGGAGAAGCATTAATATATCTTCTTGATACAGCAGGATATTATATTTCTTCTGGTTCTGCTTGTAACTCTCATACTAATCAGCCATCTCATGTGCTTAAAGCAATTGGACTAAGTGAGCGTGACATATTAAGAACAATTCGGATTACACTTCCAGAGTCTAGTGTGATACTCGATGTAAGATTACAGGAGATTGATGAATTTTTAAATGAATTAGAGAAGTGCTTAAAAATCTTGTCAATAGAATAGAGGAATAATATATGTTTGTATTGATATGTTTAATGATAGTGATAATAATGTATGCTTGTATCAAAGCAGGAGGTGATTAAATGGCAGCGTATAACATGAATAATAACCTTGGTTATTGGATTACAGAGTCTAATTTTGTATCTCCACCAGATATTTGTAGTAATTGCAATCAAAGAACTCAGGGCGGTTGGATTGAACCGTATTGCCCTAAATGTGGAGCTAAGATGCTAGGTATAAAAACAAAAGAAAAAGAAAATCACGAAACAAATAATATATATTATGATTAGGAAACAATAGAAGAAGCAACAGAAATGTAAAAGGAGAATGATTATGACACATAAGAAGTTTATGGATATACAGCGTATTAAAGAAGGCATAGTAGATAATTTCCAAGTTGGTGATTGGATTTATATTACTGAAAAAATTGATGGAGCAAATGCAGCCATACGTTACGATAATGAAACCAATACTGTTATAGCACAGAGCAGAAAGAATATTCTTAATATCTCTAATAATCTTAGAGGGTTTTATGAATTTACTCAAACCCTTAATGTCGATAAAGTAAAAGCTGTTCTTGGAGATAATCTCGTATTGTTTGGTGAATGGTTAGTAAAACATTCTGTTCCATATCCTGATGAAAAGTATAATACTTTTTATGCTTTCGATGTGTATGATACTGATAAAGAAAAGTATCTTCCACAAATTGAAGCTGTTAGAATATCAAATGAACTTGGGCTTACTTTTGTTCCTGTATTTTATATGGGTAAGTTTCAGTCATGGGAGCATTGTATGAGTTTTGTAGGTAAGACTGCGCTTGGCGGCGAATATGGTGAAGGCATCGTGTGCAAGAACCAGTCAAGGCTTAATGACCCGAATAATCGTCAGCCATTTTATCTGAAAATTGTAGGAGAACAGTTTAAGGAAGTACACAAACGTAAAGATAAAACTCCAAGTGCAGAACAGTTAAAGTCACTAGAAGAAAACTATGAATTATGTAAGACAATTGTAACCGAAGCACGAATAAACAAGATACTTAATAAATTCGTAGACGAGGGTATACTGCCTGAGAATTGGGGCGCAACTGAAATGCCTATCATAGCAAAGAATTTGACCAAGGTTGTGTATGAAGATTGCCTTAAAGAAGAACCTGATATAGTTAAACAGATTTCGGATTTTGGTAAGACTGCTAATCGCATTTGTATGGAAGTTGCAAGGAGAAAAATATGAATAAACACGAGCAGAAATTAAGAGAACTCATAATAGCTAATCCAGATTTACCTGTTATCTTTATGGTAAACAGTGATGTGGTGGTTGATGACTCCTATGCAAATTGGTTAGCATCAATAAGTAATGTTGAAGTCGGAGAATACTGCTGCTACAAGACACGTTATTATGTTGACAAGAATGACCTTGAAGAAGAATATTATGTTGACCATGAAGACGAACTCAAATATCTTAAAGATAATGAAATTGATATGATAATTAAAGAAAGGACTTCTTCATGGTGGAAAAAGGCTATTATCATTTATGTTGGTGTACCATCACACGAGGAGGCTAATGACCATGAATAATACTGGATTTGTAAAAGTTGAAGTATTACAGGCGAGCAATACAAAAGTGCTTGCGATGAACGACACAAGAATATCACTTGAAAAGGGCTATGGTATAATGACACCTATTGCAAGTTTTGAGGTGGGTGTCGAAGATATAAACGAGAACGATGACGAGGAGGAATACCATGTTCGTTATAACAGTAGGTGATATTGTATTTGCACTTGTGATAGTGTTGCTTGTGGTGTTAGCTTGTATTCTACCGAAGAAAGACGATAAAAAGGATGATGACAAATGAGTTGGTATAGCATAATTATAATAATTACACTTGTCTATTGGACAATAGGCGTAATACTTGTAGGGATAGATGAAGATTGGGCTTGCTATTGGGCGATGGGATTGTTATATCCTATTTTAAAAATAATACTATATCCTATTAGAGCATGGATGACGTACTCACAACACAAAGAATGGTACGAGAAACGTGGGATATCAAGGTTGCAATATATATTTGGTAAACGAGCAAATAAAAAAGAACAGTAAGCGTAGGGGCGGTGACAACAATGACAAATCGTGAGAAGTATATCACCAAACGCAATGAATATGACATGATGATGAAAATTTGGGAGACAGGAGCTTGCCCCATAAGAGTAATTGGTGGTGAAAGCTGTTTGCCGAGGCATCTTGTGTGTAAGGCGTTTGACGAAGATTGCAAAGGATGCATCCAAAAATGGTTGAATAAGGAGGCTGAAAGATGAGTAATAATGCAGAATTAAAACCATGCCCCTTTTGTGGACGAGATGTTACAATTAAAAAGCGTTGTGTCAAAGACTGGAAGGGTGAAGTCGTACAGCGATTCTATCACATTGCTTGCTCTTGTGGTGCAGGAACACACAAAGAGTACAAAACAGAGAAGGCTGTAAAAGATGTATGGAATAGGAGAAAGGAGAATTAACTATGATACCTAATGAACTTAAAGAATTTATAAATGAACTGACAGCAGTGGCTTTGGAATACGATGCTTCAACAGATATTGAATTTGTCAATGGTAATATCAAGATAAGTATAAAGCCTAGGAGTTACTATGAGAGTTGAAGCACCGAAGAACGAGATAATCTGGGTTGTATATATGCAGGACGAAGTAATCACTTATATGATTACTTCCAATGCGCTAAGAACAGAATACTATTTATACAAAGTAGAAAACGGAATACCAAAGAAAACTAAATATAAATCAGATGACCCAACAGAATTAGAAAGGAAAATTAAATAATGAGTAGTGTGAAGAATATAGATGCTTATATTGATACTTTAGACACATACATTGATGAAATGAAAGAGGAAACCGCAAGGTTATCAGGCATGATAGAAAGTTTGAATAATAAAATCAAAGAAACAGAAGCGGAAAAGAAACAGCTTATTAAAGAGCAGAATGAGCTTAAATTTGAAATAGCTCAGGACGAGAAGTATTACTTTGTAGACTTTTATTCCAGAGGGTGTAACTTGGCTGTAACGTCTGATGTATATGTAGATAATTTTGGAGATAAGGAGAGAGTTGACCAAAATAATTGTTTTAAAACCGAAGAAAGAGCAAGAGAGGTACTTGATAAAATTAAGTTTTTATTGAAGCTGGAACGACTGCATGATATCTATTGTCCTAATTATAAACCTAATTGGCATGAGGAGTCTGGCTCTTTAAAACACTATGTTTACTATGATACATCAGAAGCAAAATGGTATCCGTGTAATACACAAATCATGGAAGATGCAATTCAAGTTTATTTCCCTACGGACGAAATAGCTCAAAAGGTTTGTGATATTTTAAATAAGGAGGAATAGAATAATGAGTCAAACGCATGAAGAAATCCTATGGGAGAATAAACAGGAATATATAGACTTGTCATTGAAAATTAAATCACAATTAAGATATGATGAAAAAAATTTCAATGAATGTTTTCGAGTAGTTAATTATTTTCTAAGCCCAAACGATGACAGCAGAAAAGACATTATGAAATATGGCGCAGAATTGTCTGACTTGCAAAGATACGAGGAATTGTATAATGAGCTTATAGATTTGTTTTGGCATAAAAAAATGGAGGGTTTTGTTGATGTTAAAGAACTTGACAGACAAGTTGAACAAGTTGAATGTTGACGAAGTTACACTCGCTACATTATATAATAATAACAAGGAGTAAGATATGAGTTCACTGATAATGACTGCAAAACAAGCAAGAGAAAAAACAGACAAGTATTTAAAAGAAAAAGTATTAAAGGATAAGTTTTGTGAGTATATTAGTAACATAATTGATAAAGCCTGTAAGAATGGTGAGTACGAAGTTGTTATAAAAATAAATGGTGATAATTTTTATAAAGATATACTTATTAAATATGGGTATGAAGTTGAAGAAAAGTTACCTATTTTTTGTGACCCGACAAAACCTACAGAAGAAATAATCACAATCAGGTGGTGAGTAATTATTGTATAAGAAAATAAATAATTTTTATCGCTTTTGCAATAGGAGCGACTTCATTCAATTTGTAAATGACACAAAGGAAGATTTTGATTGTGAAGAATCCTGGGAATACAATTTTGGCTTTCAATTAAATTGGGATGAAGATACAGGTGAAATCTTAGAAACCTTAGATGAATGGTTGCAAGATAAAAACAATCGAATGAAATATGAACCCGAATCTTATCCATGTACCTGTTACTATTTGAATGAAACTAAACCCGATAGATTTGGTGATGCTAAATGCTTCATATTTGATTATGTGGAGGATAAAGAATTTTCATGTAATAACGAGAAAGAGGTTGATGTAAATGAATAAGAAGTATATACGAATACTGGCAGAGGTGGCGATTGTCCTCTCTGCCGCAGGAATGATAACAGGTTGTGTTAATGAGAGAATCAAAGATGTTAGTTCTTCTCAGGCTGATATTACCATAACAACCGATAATGAGACAACCGCAGGCGAGACTACAACATACGAAAATATTGCAGATAGTAGCAGTAATATCGAGAGTAGTAGTTCACTGAATGAAAGTTCAGAATCAAGTAAAAACGAAAGCTCAGAATCAAGCAAAATTGAGTCTGAAAGTAAATCTGAAAACAGTTTAAACGCAGAATCAAGTGAAATTGAAGATGTCAATTGTATTAATTATCTTCCTAAAAATAATTCAGCAGACAATATAAATAATGATAATGTTGCTATAGTAACAGCGCCAATTACTACTACGTCTGTTTCTGTTCCAATTCGTGATGACGATACTTCAAGAGAACTGGGAGAAGCAATTACAGACAATGAAACAGATTATGTGTCTCAGGAAGTGTCCTATAATACAAATGGAGATTATGAACCGTATGAACTTTACAATATGGGCAGATTGTATTGGGGCGATTATCAGTATACATGGTATTCCGAAAGGGTTCTCCCTGGTTATGGTCTTGCAATAGACGGTAGACATACCGATGCAGATGGTTTTGTATGCGATGGTGACGGCTATATCTGTGTGGCTGCAAGCTCTCTGAACAAAGGTACAATAGTAGATACACCTTTTGGCAGACAGGGCAAGGTGTATGACGCTGGTTGCGATTGGGGTGTAATTGACGTTTATGTAAACTGGTAAAGGAGATAAGAGAATTAATGAAAAACGATTTTATACTAGCTGAACAGTTATCGTATAAGATGCGTAGTGAAGTTGCAAAAGCGATACCTAAAACAGTCAATGGGCATGAACTAGAAACAACAGTACATTTACGTCCTAGTTATGACAGTGATGATATACACGTTACAATAACAGTGATTTGCCCTACATTGCGTATTTATGAACATCGCTCATTTACTGTAAATCTTTACGAATATAGTGTTGATAGCGAGAAAGCAACTGACTTGATAAAACACATGATTAGTTCAATACTCGAAAACATAAACGAAAAGGAGGAAGAATATGATTGTATCGTGCGACATAGATGGAGTTCTGAATAATCTTACTGAATGTGTATTGCAACTTTATAATCAGGAATCAGGAGACAATTTAACTAAAAATGATATTATTGAGTATAGCATAGAAAGATTTGTCAAGCCTGAATACAGAAATAAAATATCTCGGTATTTCTTAGATAAACGAATTTGGGAAATGTTGAAATGGGACGTAGGATGGATAGCAAAGATACTTGACAATAATATGTATGATTTATATTTTACAACAGCATCATCATTAAAAACTATCAATAGTAAAGCAATAAGTTTGGCGTGGGCGATTTATGATTATAGCTCTATGTCGGCAATAAATATTTATAATTATATTGCCAATCATACAATTGTAACTCAAAATAAACAATTGATTTTGGCTGACGTTGTTATTGATGATTGCATAGATAATTTGCAACTTTGGAACAATCGTGTACATAATATCTTGTTTGTTAAACCCTGGAATCAAAGGTTAGCTCATTTGTATAATCAAAAATACGATAATAAAATATTATTATGTAATAATGGAGCAGAAGCAATGATATATCTGCAAAAAATCAAGCAATCAAATTAATAAAATTTTTACAGTTTTAGATATTGACAAACAGCCGACAATAGGGTATAATATATATGTAAGTTGAGAGCATAATTTTTTTACATAATATATGGTCATGACTTACATATCAAATAAATATTTAATTATTATAAGGAGGATTCTTATGGCAAAGAATAAGACAAAGGGTAAGATTGAACGTAAAGATTGGGTGTCGAATTTCAATCTGGTAGGAGAAGCAAAAGTAGGTGACTACACTTTCAAAATTGATGCAGAGGCAGAAAAGTCAGATTGGATTTATAATGCCATGAACCTTGGTGTTGATTGTGGTGAAAAGTATGGTACTATTTATGCTGATATGATGGGCGGTTATGCAGACGAAAGAGAAAACGTTATCTACGCTCACGGCAAGGACGATGATGGTAAGGATGATTTTGAGAACAAGATAGAGGTTAATTGGGAGGACAGATTTGATGAAGATGTCCTTAGCACTATAGGCGACCTTTGCTTTATAACTGTCGGTCTTGAAACTACAACCAAGACTAATAAGACATTCTATAAGAAGTTCCTTTCTTCGTATGATGCAATTGCATATATTCAGGAACATCTTGAAGATGGTACAGTAGTTAATGTAAAGGGTAGTTTGAAGTATTCTTCATATAATGGCAATACTCAGGTTAGAAAGAATATTACTTCTATTGTATTGAGTAAGGCAGAGCCAGAAAAGTTTAGGGCTACATTTACACAGTCTATTCTTATTAATAAGGAAAGCACAAGTTTGAAGAATATTGACAAGGATAAGAGTGTGTTATTTGTTAATGCACAAGTCCTTGATTATGTCAAGGAAATTAATGGTGTTGAGATTGCTGGACAGTACCCTTATCCTATGACGTTTGAATTTGCAATTCCTGACCTTACAAATGAGAAACAGGTAAAGGGCATTATGGATAAACTTTTCAAGGTTAAGAAGAATGTAACTCAGGTTACTTTTGAAGGTGCTTTTATTGAGGGTGGTGCAGTAGTTCAGCCTACGCTTGAAGATTTGCCACAGGATATTATCGACCTTATTAATATAGGTGTCTACACAGAAGAAGAAGCCCTTGCAAGATGTAGTGACAAGGGTTCAAGAGAGAAGCGAATGGTTCTTACTAAGCCTTTCATTAAGCTGGTAGGTGATGATAAAGTTCCTGTGCCTCAGATATTTGCTGATAGATTCACAGAGGAAGATTTGTATTTTGATATTCCTGATGAAGCAAACGATACCGAAAGTATTGATGCGGAAGACGAAGATAATGATACTAATGAATCTGCTGATGCCACTGATTGGCTCAATAGCCTTTGATGGTATGGTCTAAGATTACATATATAAGAAAGGTGATTTATAATGAAGTACGGAAAAAAGAATGAAATTAAAATTGACCCTTTGAAATATAATCTGATGCTTATAGGTGAAAGCGGTATAGGTAAAACTACTATCATAAAGGAATACTGCGAAAAACTTGCAGGAGAAGATGGATATATGTTCCTTGAAATCGGTAAAGAAGATGGCGCAGATGCCATTGCTGGTATTAACTATATCACTTGTCCTGAATGGGATGCTGATTATGACGAAGATACCAACAGTATGGGATTTAATACATTCATCGAGGATGTAGTAGAAAATAAATCCACCGATTGGAAGAATTTAAAGGTTGTTGTTATTGATACCTACGATGAATTGTTTGCTATTGCTGAACCCGAAGTTATTGATATGCACAACAGAGAGAATCCCAACAAGAGGGTGAAAACTATTAAGGCTGCTTTTGGTGGATTCCAGGCAGGAGAAGAAAAGGCAATTGAAATTGTCCAGGAGGCTTTGTGGTCTTTGAAGAAAGTCGGGGTTTCGTTTATTGTAATAGGTCATACCAAGAACAGAAACGTAACAGACCCAGTAACAGGAGAAGACTATCTACAGCTCACTTCAAATATGAGTCAGAAATATTTCAACGCAATGAAGACTAAGGTTCATTTCCTTGGAGTTGCCGCTATTGACAGAGAAATCGTAAAGGTTAAGACTGGCAAGAAGAACGCTGTTACCAAGGAAGACATCAAGAAGGGTGTAGTAAAGGGTGAAACCAGAAAGATAACATTTAGAGATGATAACTTTGTAATTGATAGTAAGTCAAGATTCAGCGATATTGTTGAAAGTATACCACTGAATGTTGATGAACTTATAAAGGCAATTACAGATGCTATTAAGAGCGAACTTGATAAGTCAGGAAAATCAATATCAGATGCTAAGAAAGAACAGGAAAAGAAAGAGCAGGAGAACAAACAGCGAATTGCCGAAGCTGAGAAGAATCGAAAGGCTAAAGGTGCTTTGAAAGATGTAATTAATGAAATTATTTCTTTCTTTGCTGCAAACAAATCTGATATTAATACCGTTAAGCCTGTATTAGAGTTCATTAGAAAACATGGTTATGAGAATCCGACCGAAATAGATGATATCGACTTTGCAAAGGAAGTCGTTGAATTTATTAAGTCATAAATCCCTTAATAATTAAATGTAGGTTGCCCTTATAGCATCGGACTATAAGGGCAGGAGGTAAAAGATATGCCTGTAAAAAAATCGTACAACAATAGAAAAGACAAAGATTGGTTAGAATTATGTGAATATATTCACGATGTAGTCCTTGAATATGACAGTAGTCAATCTTTGTCTCGTTTTATGTTATTTAGACTAAAAGGTTTGAAAAAAAATCAATATCTTGCAAACAACAATATCGAAATCACAGCCGATTACTCTTATATTGTAATCCTTAACACGTTTAAATTCTGTAAGATTGAAATAGAAAAAGCAAAACAGACTAAATCATTTAATTCTGAACAGCACAAATTCAATTATTTCTGTACCATAGTAGAGTCGAAATTAAACGATGTTTATGAACGTGTGAGAATTTCAGAAAAAGCAAAAGAAAAAAGTGATAGCATGGATTTTTCTACTATTACTGGCAACAACAGAGCAGAATATAAAAATAAAACTACCACAAAAATCAGCAATAAGTTCGATGATATGTGGTAACACTAGGAGGTATCTAATGTGGCTGAAAAGAACAAAAAGCTAACACCATTCGAGAAAGAGCAAATAGATACCGCTAAAAAAGTTCTTGAATATAAAACTGGCGCAGAGGCAAATGTTGTCTCTATAATTTATAAAGAACCAGAGTTGTTATATAATACAAATCTGACTCTTGAAGACTTCCATGACAATGTATGGCGAGTGTACTTTGAGATTGCACGAGAGCTAATTCTAGTAGAAAAGAAAAGCACTCTTGATGAAATTACTATTGGAATGTTTCTTGAAAAGCATAATAAGCTCAGAGCAAAATACGAAGAATATAATGGATATGAAACCATTAAAACAGCAACAGGATATATAAATGTGTCTAATTTTGATGGCTATATAACCGAGTTAAGAAAATGGGGAGCAATCATTAAACTTATTAAAAGAGGTTTTCCTGTTAAAGATAAGTTGTCAGAATATACCGACATGGCAGCAGAAGATATTTACCATGAGCTTGAAGTTTATCTTAATGATACATTTGTCAATATAGACTCTGATGTTAAAAGCTATGATATTTGTGACGGTATATTTGAATTAATAGAAGACCTAGATGCAGGACATCAAGTGGGGCTACCTTATGATAGTGTACCAACTTTAACGAAAGAGACTAATGGTCAGTGGTTAGGAAGTATTACTTTACTTGGTGGATTATCAAACATTGGTAAATCTACACTTGCTAGGTCATGGGTAGTTCCATCTATTATTAAATACAATGAGCGTGTTGTTATTATGGTCAACGAAGACTCTATAAGCAAATGGCAAAGAGAGATGTTAGTTTGGATTTGTAACAACATTTTGAAATTTGATATTCAAAAGCATACTATCAGAGATGGTAAGTATAGTAAAGAAGTCAAAGACAAATTATACGAAGCTGCACAATGGCTTAAAGATAACACTCAAAATCACATGATTACCATTATTCCTTTTCAACAGTATCAAACAGCTAAAGCAATAAAAGAGATTAAGAAGTATGCTCACATGGGTGTTAAGTATTTTATCCTTGATACTTTTAAGATGGATGCAGGAAAGGTTAGTGCTAATGCATGGCTCGAAATGCAACAATCAATGGTGGACATCAAAGATACTGTAAAGACAGAGGCTTTAAATCTACATATTCTGATTACGTTTCAGCTAGAAAAGGGCAGTTCAGTAATGCGATATTATACACAAAATAATGTTGGCATGGCTAAGAATATAGTAGATGTTGCTTCAACTGTAATCATGGTGCGTGATGTATTTGAAGATGAATACACCGATGAAAAAAGAGCCTTAAAGGTATATAGACTGGAAGGAAAAAATGGTAAGACAAAAGTGCAAGTAAAGCTGGACAAAGATAAAACTTATCAAGTTGTTTTTGTGGTCAAAAACCAGGAGGGCGCAGCTAATGCATATCAAATGGTAATTAATCATGACAAATCAAGAAACATAATTAAGGAAGTTGGCATTACTAATATTATGCCAGACAGCTTCTAGGCGGTGAAAAAGTATGGACACAATATCATTGAAAAAGTATATTCGCAAAAATGATAAAGTGGAATTTATACTAGAACAAATCGGATGTAAAAATATAAAGTATCATCCATACAAAGAGTATTACTCATGTGCTAATAAAGATGGAGATAATAATTCAGCGGTTAATGTTTATAACAATGATTACTTAGGCGTAAAAAATTGGACAAGAGAAAAGGACTTTGATGATAAATCTGACATCATTACCTTGGTTCAATACAATATGGACTTTGATTTTATTCAAGCAGTAAAATGGCTTCATAAAATTCTAGTTTTATCATATAAATCTACGTCAATTTCACCAAAGAAAGCAGTCGAACGCAAAAATCCTTTAGCTATTTTCGAGAAATATTTAACATATAAAACAAATGTTCGGGACATAGAATTTCTTGAAAATAGCTTAATGGATTATTATGTTCCACTGTTATATATTGGTTGGTTAAGAGAAGGAATTACAGCTAAGACTGCTAAGAAATTTGGTCTAGCTTATTCGTATAAAAGAAATCGGATAATTATTCCAATACATGATTGGCTGTCTGGTAAATTAGTCGGTATAAATCAACGTACTGTAATCGAAGATTGGGAACTGTTAGGTATAAAAAAATATTATATCACTCCGCATTATAAAAAACATTTAAACCTATATGGTTTATACGAGAACTATAATAGCATTAAAAAAGCTGGTTATGTTGTAGTTGCTGAGAGTGAGAAGTCGGTGTTAAAACGTGACAGCTTATGTGATAGTACAGTGGTAGCTTTATCAGGGCATACGTTAAGTGACGAACAAGTTCGGATTTTAGTTGGCTTAAATGTAGAAATTGTTATTGCTCTCGATAAAGATGTTCCTTTGCAAGAAACACAGAATATGTGTGAAAAGTTTTATCATATAAGACCTGTCTCTTATATATACGATAAATGGGATATTATTGGTGAGAAAGACAGCCCAATGGATGCTGAAAATAAAATTTATAAATTTCTATTTGAACATCGTACAAAGTATAACGATATCGAACATAAGAAATTTGTGCATGAAATAGGAAAGGAGAAAGGAAAATGAGGCTTTCAAGCGAAGAACTGAAAGAAGTTATGAATAAAAACAACGTAGACCGATTATATTCATGGTCGATGATTAATACGTTTATGACTTCTAGTTATGAATATTATTTAAAGTACGTCCTGCATAAAGAGGGTGATTTACAAAATTGTGTTTATGGTACAATGGGCGGTCTTGCACATGATATCCTTGAAAGATTGTATAATCAAGAAATTAAATATTCTGATATGGATAATATATATGATGATAGTTGGTTGACTGCTGTTACTATTGCTGATTTAAAGTTTGACCGAAATGATGAAGCTCATAATCAAAAGTTAGCGGAAAATTATTATGCAAATCTCAAACATTTCTTTTCTAACCATACAATAATTCCTTATAAAGTAATGACAGAACGCTTTATAACAACTAAGATAAATGATTATATACTTCAAGGATATATAGATTGTATTTTTAAAGATGAAGATGATTGTATTAATATTATTGACTTTAAAACATCTTCTATGTACAAAGGTAAGACACTTGAAGAACATTCAGGACAGCTTACAGTATATGCTTTAGGCGTAATGCAAAGTGGTGTGCCTATCGAGAAAGTTAAGATAGCTTTTAATTTCTTAAAGTATGTAACAATTGAATATCAACAGAAGAACGGAGCTATTAAAAATAGAGATGTTGAACGTAGTAAGATAGGTGAATCATTACAGTCAAATGTTAAAACATGGTTAAAGGCAGCAAAGTATTCAGAAGAAGAAATAGATGATTACTTAATGCAGATGATAGATATAAACGGTATCTCTTGTTTACCCGAAGACATTCAGGCAAAGTATAAAATAACTGATTGTTATGTATACATACCTTTGACAGATGAACTAATTAAGCATTGGACAGATTTAATTACTTGTGAGATTAAAGATATTCTGTTAAGGGAAAAAGATTATCAAGACACTCATAGTGAAGCTGTATTCTATGATACGCAAGAAAGCGTTAAAGCACAAAGTTATTATTTTGCAACTTTATGCGAATATTCTGCAAATCTTCATAAGCCTTATAAAGAATATCTTGAATCAAGAGAGAACGGAGCTGTTGATTTGTTTGGTAATGTTGGAGCAGATGTGAAAGCAGAAGTTCATTCTTCTGTTGTTGATACAAGTTTGGATTGGCTGAACGATATATAAAGGAGGATAAAAAATGAAAATGGATAGAGTAACAATTATACTTAACAAGATTGATGATATTAAAATGTTTATTAACGAAGCATCCAATGTAAGTTTTGGCAATCAGATTGACCTCATATCAGGTAGATATCGAGTGTCTGCTACTTCACTTATGGGCATATTCAGTCTTGATACAAGCGAACCTATTATTATGGAGTACCCTGAGTTGTTTAAAAAGATTGTTGCAAATAGATTTGATAGATGGATTGTAAAAACTAATTAAGTTAAGGTTGGTGGTAAGTTGTGGCAAAGATACATATTCATACCAAGTATAGTTTGTTGGATGCTATTATTGAACCCGAAGCATTAGTAAAAAAATGTGTAGAACAAGGAGATAAAGCATTATGTGTCACTGAACATGGCAATGTGTATTCCAATGTCGAACTGTATAAGCTCTGTAAAAAGTATGGAATAAAATATCTATATGGTTGCGAAATGTATATTTGTGACGATGTTAATGTTAAAGATAAAAATAACAAATATTATCATTTGGTCGTCATTGCAAAGAACGAAACAGGACGTATCAATTTGAATAAACTCGTTTCAAAATCATGTAATTATAAATATTTTGGCAAACCAAGAATTGATTTTAAAATGTTAAAAGAACACAAGGATGGACTAATTGTTCTGTCAGCTTGTATGGCAGGAGAAATTCAACGTTATATTGCACAGCAAGAATATCAGAAAGCCAAAGAGACTGCATTGAAATATAAAGCTGTATTTGGAGATGATTATTATTTAGAATATCAAAGCCATTCTGAACCAACACAGCAAATGCTGAATAGATGCGTTGTAAGTTTTGCAGATAAACTTGGCATTAAATATGTTGTCACAACTGATGCTCATTATCTTAACAAAGAAGACCAAAAATATCATAATATTTTTGTACAAATTGGACAGGCGCGAGAAACTGGTGAAGTATATAATGATTGTTATGTACAGTCAGACGAAGAAATACTAGAGATATGTAAATCTACCACACGAGAAGAAAATTTAAAAGCTATTCAAAACACTAACGAAATCGCTGATAAATGCAATGTTGAACTACCTTTGTCAGCACCTATAATGCCTCATGTTCCTATCCCTGATGATTGCAAATCAGAACTTGACTATCTTAAACAGCTTTGCGTAAAGGGTTGGTATGCTAAACACATCAATGAGAAACCTAATAAAGATGAATATAAGAAACGACTTGCATACGAGATAAATGCTATTGAGAAGATGGGGTTTGAGGGCTATTTTTTGTTGGTGGATAGTTACTGTAATTCTGTAAAGCGTAGAGGTATTGCCAGAGGTTCTGCTGGTGGTAGTCTAGTATGTTATTTGACTAATATTACTGACATAGACCCTATTGAATTTGGGTTGTATTTTGAAAGGTTTATAGACGTAGGTGCTTTAGAGTTATTGGCGCAAGGTAAAATAACTAAGAAACAGTTGAAGATTCCTGATGTGGATTCGGATTTCGGCAAAGCTGATAGAGAAAAGGTCTTGGAATTTGTTATTGATAAATATGGTAAAGATAGAGTTGTAAGTCTTGGTTCGTTTCAATATATATGGGCGAAAAGTGCGATTAAAGATATAGGTAGGGTACTCAATATTCCTTTTGAAATTACTAATGCTATGACCGCACAACTCGATAATGAAACAATAGGTGAAGCTCTTGAACTGGGACTACTTGATAGCTACAAAAACAAATATCCAGAACTATTTGAATATGCGGAGCATCTTACAGGACTGCCTAAATCATTTTCAGCTCACCCTTGTGGAAAGTGTATTTGTATGAACGATGTGGTTTATTATAATGCTGTAGATATTAATGACGATGGGCTTGTTATCTTACAAGGAGATATGCACACAGCGGATGACCTTGGTCTTATTAAAGCCGATTTTCTTGGTCTGAGAACCATAGATGTTATTTATGACACACTAGATATGATAGACAAAGATTACGAATACATAGCACCGCATAACTTGAATTTCAATGATGAAAAGGTTCTAAAGAATTTTAGAGATGGTTTTACATCGGGAATTTTCCAGTTTGAATCGCCTGGTATGCAAGGCACTTTAAGAAAAATAGAGTGTAATTCTATTTTTGACCTAACTGTTGCCAATGCTTTGTATCGTCCAGGTAGTATGAAGTACATCGACAATTATGCAAATCGTAGGAAAGGTGCGGAAGAATATGAGTTCTTACATCCTGACCTTGAACCGATACTTAAAAATTCCTATGGTATTATAGTTTTCCAAGAACAGTTAATTGAAATCGGTAGACTTGCAAATCTTTCTAATCCTGATGAACTTAGAAAAGCGACAGCTAAAAAGAAAGCAGAGCTGCTTAATAAAATCAAGCCTGAACTATTTCATGGCTTGTCTAACCGAGGTTGGACGCAGGAACAACTTGACTCTTTATGGGAATCAATGCTTGATTTTGCTAAGTATTCATTTAATAAATCTCATGCTGCGGCTTATGCTATAATAGCATACATTTGTATGTATTTAAAAACATATTACCCTAGAGAGTTTATGTGTTCGTGGATTAACTCAGTAAGTAATAATATCGACAAAATATCAGAATGTATTATAGAAGCCAAGCGTTTAAAAATTCCTATTTATTTAGGTAAATATAACGATTGTTCTTCAACTACTGTTATTTACAAAGATGGAATTATGATGGGAACAAATACGTTTAGAGATTGCAACAAACAAGTTGCTACTGAGCTTATGAGTCTTGGCACAATTAAAGGTTCGTTCGTTGATGTACTTGATGCAATTAACGATAAAAACTTATCTATTGATACAACTCAATTAAAAACTGTTATTGGTTTAAATTATTTTTCTGACTTCGGGAATAATCAATATCTTTTATCTTTGTATCAAATTTATAATGGCATAAAAGAAAAAGGTAAAATAATACTTCCTGCATTTAGAAGTTGTAAACAAATATCTAAGAATAAAATTTTGTCTTATGCACAGTATGGTATTAGTGATTTATTAATAAAAAAATATGCTCACAAAGAAACAGCAAAGCAATATTCTGAAATAGATAATATTGGATTATTAAATGAGCTTGCTACTAATTATTTGAAAAATAATTCAATGGGTTATCGTGAGCAAATAAAATTTGATTTAAAAGTTTTAAATTATACCTTAACAATATCTAATGCATCTGATAAAGACTTATGGATAGTCATAGGCTTTAAAACGTATAAAGATATTACTAAGCCATACTTATTGCTACATAATGTAGTTACAGGTGATGAACTTAAAACTAAAATAACCAAGGCAAGCGTTTATAAGAAAAATCCAATTGGAATGTTTTCTATAATTCATGTAAATCAATTTGTTGAAGAATTTAAACGAAAGCAGCAATTGGTTAATGGCGAACTAAAATGGGTTTCAACAGATGAAACCGAATCAGTTTTAGAGAGCTATGAGGTTAGGAAAGAATAATGAGGTGAATAAATTGGGTACTAAGTTAGAAACAAAAATAGAATTTGTTGGTCGTGTTGTAAGAGAGGTGTGGAGTAGCGATAGTTTTAAGGTCTATGCACTTGATGTTGACAGTAGTACTTATCCTGATTTAAAGAAAAGTAAATGGAACAATGTTGTAATTAATGGTGATATCCCCTGTCTTGAACAGGGGATTGAATACAGCATTATTGGTATAGAACAGGAAACAAAAAATGGATATGGGTATAAAGTTATAAATATTAAAAGAAACGAGCCTGTTTCAGCAAATGATATGTTTGTGTTTCTTTCTGAAATACTTACTATTAGTCAAGCAGAAACTTTATGGAATGTGTACCCTGATATAGTACAAAGAGTAAAAGAAAACAGACTTGATGATATTGATTTTGATAAGCTAAAAGGCATAAAAGAAAAAACTTTTGAAAAGATTAAGCAGAAGATAATTGATAACTTCTGCTTATCTGACTTAGTTATTAGCTTCCAAGGCTATCTTAGTCTCCCGATTATTAAACGTATCTATAATAAATATACCTCTATAGAGGTATTAAAACAGAAACTCAAAGAAGACCCTTACAAATGTTTATGTGGTTTAGCTCAGACTGGTTTTAAGACAGCAGATAAGATACTTCTTGAAATAGAAAAAGTGTCTAAAGCTAACAAAAAACAAGGCAAATCTCCCATTATAGATTTTGAATATGATTTGAAAACAAGCCCTCAGAGATGTTTGTCATGTATTATTTATTTACTTGAAGAAAATGAAAACAATGGTCATACTAAAATGAATCTAGCAGAGTTAAGAAAAGAATGTATGAAAGCTGTTCCTGCTTGTGCTGATAAATTTACAGAAGTTATAAAAGATAAGGCTATATGGTATGATAAATCTACTATGGATTGTGCTTTGGTAAAAACATATCACACAGAGGAATATATTGCTAAACGTATTATTGATGGACTAAATGATTATTGTACATTTTGGACTTTTGATATTGATAAATATAGAATAGTAAATGGATGTCAGCTTTCAGACGAACAGATGAATGTGTTAAATACTCTTTGCAAAAATCAAATATGTGTACTTAATGGTTCAGGTGGTACAGGTAAATCGTTTTCTACACAGGCAATTATCAATATGTTAGAAGATAATCATAAAACTTATTGCTTGTTCTCTCCTACAGGTAAGGCTGCAAAAGTCTTAAAAGAATATACACATAGACCAACTGCTACAATTCATCGTGGGCTGTGTTATAACCCTAATGGTTTTTATTATCAAGATGGTAAGATTGTAAATCCAAAAGATAAAAATATTACTTATAATTATTATACTCCATTTGGTATGAATAAATGCCATCAATTTGACTGTGACGTTATTATTGTTGACGAGTTTAGTATGGTTGATATTTATTTGTTTAAAGCACTTCTTGAAGCAATAGATTTTAATACTACTAAACTTTTAATGATTGGAGACAATGCACAGTTATGTTCAGTTGGTTGTGGTAATTTGTTGCATGATTTTATGCAAAGTAAATTAATTCCCACATCAACGCTTACTCAGGTATTTAGATATGGCGAAGGCGGTTTAATGAAAGTGGCTACTGACGTTAGACAATGCAAATCTTATTTAGATAAGTCTATGAAACAAAAGGTTACAGCTTTTGGAAATAATAAAGATTATACATTTGTAGATTTACAGTCAGATGACATTCCTAAAAATGCAGTAGCATTGTACAAAAAACTTCTTGAAAAAGGTAATAGTGTAGAAGATGTTCAGGTATTAACTGCAAAAAATGTAGGAGACTGTGGAGCAGTAACACTTAATAATATGATACAGATGGTGGCAAATCCTAATTATGGTTCTGATATTCATATCACTTGTGGAGACACAACTTATTATCAAGATGATTTTATTATGCAAAAGGTAAACAACTACAAGGCTCAGTTATGTGAAGAATATCTTACTGATGCAGAAAGGAAAATGATGTATCAGACAGGAGAAATACCAACAGCATTTATTGCTAATGGTGAGACTGGTAAAATTGTTTCTGTATCTGAGTCTGGTGTAATTATAAATTTTGATAGTGTTTATATTCAATACAATAAATCGGAGCTAACTATGATAGGTCTGGCTTATTGTATCACCACTCACAAGTCTCAGGGTTCAAGCATCAACAATGTTATTATATGTACTCCTAAAAGCCATATA